ACAAATTACGAAGACGTTTGGATTGATTACCAGTTCCGGCCAACTGAGGCCATCTTCCCGCCATATTTTGTGCGGCTGTTAAAAATGGCGCTGGCTGCTGACTTTGCAGAGCCGGTCACAGATCAGATCACCAAGGGTGACTATTACCACCAGAAGGCATACGGTGCGCCATCAGAGAACATGCGCGGCGGCCTGATGCGTGTTGCCATCAATATCGACGGCGCTGATCGCCCAGCCCAAACTATACAAGAGTTCCCAATATCCGACATAAGGTTCTAGCATGAGCCGGATCATCAGTATTCAAAATGATTTCACGGCTGGCGAGTTAGACCCAAAGCTACGCGCCCGGACAGACATTGCACAATACAAGTCTGGCCTGACCACAGCGCGTAATGTCAGCATCCAGCCCCAAGGCGGCGCTAAACGCCGGGACGGCACCAAGTTTGTGGCTGAGTTAGACAGTGGCGCTGGCACGGCTGTGCGTATGGTGTCGTTTGAGTTTAGCATTGACGACAGCTACATGCTGGTATTTACGCCCGGCAAAATGTATGTGTTTAAAGACGGCACACAAATTACCGACATAAATGGCAGCGGCAATGATTTCCTGACTGTTTCGGCGCTGACCAGTGCCATCATACCGACAATGAATTGGGTGCAGTCTGCGGACACAGTGATTGTCGTGCATGAGGATCTGGCACCACTAAAGATTTTGCGGGGCGCTGGTGACAGCGATTGGACGGCCAGCAATTTGGATTTTGTTTTTGTCCCTAAATACGCATACACCCTAAACACAGACAGCCCACAATACACCATCACGCCAAGCGCCACATCCGGCAACATAACAATCACGGCGTCGGCTGTGACGACAGACACTGGTACGGCGCAGGCTGGAAGCACAACCACCATAACGCTGAAAGCCGCAACCAGCTATACGTCAGATGACCAGTGTAATGGTTTGTCAATTCATTTGACCGCTGGCACCGGGTCTGGTCAACACCGTCACATAAGCGACTATGATGCGACTACTAAGGTGGCGACAGTTTACCCGGCGTTTGACCCAGCCCCGGATGCGACGACGCAATACTCTATCAAGGCGTTTGGCGAGGACAGTGTCGATGAGTATTTTAATGCTATAAATGGTTTTGGTCGCGTCAGGGTTACAGAATATGTGTCAGACACATCTGTTAAAGCGTATGTCGAAATACCGTTTTTTGACACAAGCGCACTGGCGTCAGGTGAGTGGGAACTTGAATACGGCTATGAAGATGCGTGGTCAGCCGACAGAGGTTACCCGCGTTCAGTGACATTCCACGAGGGGCGCTTGTTCTTTGGCGGCCTAAAGAACAGACCGTCAACATTGTATGGCAGTCGTGTGTCAGACTTTTTTAATTTCAACCCCGGCGAAAGTCTCGATGATGCGGCGGTTGAGGCCACACTAGACACCGGCACATTCAACGCCATTGTTGATATTTACTCTGGTCGCCACTTGCAAATTTTTACAACCGGCTCTGAGTTCTATGTGCCGCAGACATTGGACAACCCAATTACGCCAAGCAATCTAATTGTCAAGCACCAGACATCATTCGGCACCCGCCCCGGCGTTAGATTGCAGAATGTTGACGGTGCCACATTATTTGTGCAGCGGCAGGGAAAGTCACTGCAAGAGTTTATTTACAGTGACGCGGTGCAGGCTTACACGTCAGCTAAAATATCGCTGCTGTCGTCACACCTGTTAAAGTCGCCAGAGGAAATGGCGGTGCGCGTTTCGACTAGCACTGATGAGGGTGACCGGCTGCTGATTGTAAATGGCGAAGACGGCAGCATCACTTGCTATACGTTGCTGCGTAGCCAGAACGTAATTGCGCCGTCAGAGTGGACAACAGACGGCGAGTTTTTAAACATAGGCGTTGATGTTGACGACATTTACACTGTAGCCAAACGCACGGTGCAGCCATACGCGACAGCCACAATAACAGTCACTGACGCGGCCAACATCGCCAATGGCGAGACTGTCGTGCTGACAGACAACGCTGGCACATCGACAACATTCACCGCAGTGACTGGCACCCCGGCCACAGACCTTGAGTTTCAAGTTGGTGGCGCACTAACAAATGATGAGGTGGCTGATAACTTGGCCGCCGCGATTAATTCTGTTGCGGCGTACAGCGCACCAAACCCGGCGGCCAATGTTGTTGCCATCACGCGCACAGTGTCTGGCGGCAGCAACTTGACAATCACATCCAGCGATGCCGTCCGGCTGACTGACGTTGATTTTGCGATTGGTGCCACAGACAGGTATTACGTTGAGTTGTTTGACGCCGATGCGTTGCTTGACTGTGTAAAACAAGGCGGTGCGGCGTCATCTGTTAATATGGATCACCTTGAGGGCGAGACAATCAAGATAATCCGCGACGGCATCATTGAGCCTGACCAGACTGTGGGCATCAGCCCATTTACGGTGACGTTTGCCAGCCCGGCGACTGTCAGCCACGAGGTTGGTTTGAATTTTACGCCAGAGGTCAAGACGCTGCCATTTGAGCCAAACTTACCAAGTGGGTCGCTAAAAGGTTTTAAAAAGCGTATATTGGAAGTTAATGCGGAATTGTTTGAAACACAGTCATTGACCATTGATGGCAAACTGGTGCCGTTCAGACAGTTTGGCACTGGCGTATTTGGCGGTGCGGTGCCTGAGTATACCGGCATTAAAACATTGCCTAGCATGTTGGGCTATACATATGATGGACAAGTTACAATCGGCCAAGAGGTGCCACTGAAAATGACACTGCTTGGGATTGATTACAAAGTGAGCATAGGACAGTAAGATGGGCGCAGCGGCACTACCAATAGCGGCAGGGTTAACCGCTTTAACAATGTATTCACAGCTAAAGTCTGCACAGGCGTCTGCCAAGGGGCTGATGATGCAGGGCGCTATGGCACAAGTGCAGGCGCGTTCTGAGGCATTAAAGTATAAACAGCAGGGCGTGGCCGTTCTGGAAAACATCAACGCGCATCAGGCGGCTATTAACAGCCGCGCTGGCGCTGGCAACATTGATCCAAGCAGCGGCAGTGCGCGTACATTGTCTATACTAGCTGAGAGAAAAGGCGCGTTAGAGTTTTACAACACCGCTGACGGCGGCACGATCCAACTGGCTATGGGTGATGTTCAAGCACATCAGTATGCGTCTGCCGCCAAGGCGACTATGGCCGCTGGCAGAATGCAGGCGCTGGCAACAGCCACACAGTTTGCCGTTGGCTATGCGGCAATGGGTAGTGCGCCTGCTGGTGGTGGTACGGCTGCATCGCCAACTTACGCCACAATGGGCGGCGGCGCACCGGGAAGTACATTTGGATATGGCCCTACATTTAGATAGAGTTGTTAGATGGCAAAAGATTTAAGATACCGCCCATTAGGCGCAGCCATACCGTCAGTGCCGGGTGTTGACTTTACGACTGCGGCCAACGCCAGAGCGCGTAGCTATGACGCTATAGGCAAAGCCCTTAATGCAATGAGCGATTATGCCTACAAAAAGGCCGTTAAGCAGACTGAGCGCGAGGCGGCTCAATATGCGTTTGAAAACCCGGTGACGGCTGAACAGATAGAGGACGCCATATCGCAAGGCCGCGATTTGGATGAAATCGTTGGCGATCCAGACACAGTATTTGGCGCGGTGACGACTGCGACTGCGGCGCAACAGTTGACAACTGAATTGGAAATGGAAGCCAATAAAAGGATTGGCGAGTACAGTGCGGCAGTAAAGTCCGGGCTTTTGTATCAGGATCAAGACATCACAAAGATGACATCCGATCTAAAGGCTATGATTACTGGTCACTCAGAAATCATTGCCGGGCTAGATCCAGAGCAGGCTTTAAAGTACAATGCAAGCGCAAACGCCAGCGCATCAACTCTTTACACGTCGGCTTTGGAAAAGCAGTTGCAATTTAAACGCGCAACTAAGATTGCTGCGGCGGAAGAGTTTTTGGCGGGAATGCCAGACCAGTTGCGCGATATATTAACCGCGCCAAATGTTGACATGACTGCGGCGTTGGGAAAAGTTACTGCTGTTGCAAGAGCAGCAAGCGACGCAATTATGCACACTGGTGATTTGTCGTACCATAAAACAAAAACGGCAGAAATACAGCAAATAGTAAAAGACGTGCAAGTCGGCGTGTTAACAGATCACGTTATGAACTTGCCAGATCAAGCAAGAATAAGCGCCTTGCGTAGTGGCAATATGGGTGCGCTGACGCCGGTCTATGCGCTTTTGTCTACTCAAGATCAGGCTGAGTTCAGAGCCAATGTCAGAACAGAAATTGCGGCGCGTCAAAAAGCGGATGATCGGCTTGAGGCTGATGAATTAAAAATTGCTAATCAAGATTTGGTTGTTGATGTTTTGAATTTTAC